CTCATTTTTAGGGTTGTGTTTAAACCCTATAGAATTATAAATGTAATATTTCAATCCTAATTCTTTTAATCTTGTTTGTATTTTTAAAATATTAAATAATACATGATAACTAGATGTTTCATTTATGTGTTCGCTTGTTACCTCTGCCCATTTTAAAGTGTGAAAGTAATCACCTCTGGTAGCAGGACCTTTTGTATATGCATATCTAATACACTTTTGTGCCTCATTTGTTTTACCAAATATACTAGATTTATATGCTCGTTCTTTATTATAAATTTGTTCTTCGTGACCTACAACTTGAAATCTACCTGACGGTGGCACACCAATTAAAACTATACCATCTTTCTCAAAATCAAATGTATATAATCTTCTTAATACACCATCAATACTATTACCATTTCTAGCAAGATTTACTTCTTTTCTATCAAGATATTTTGCTATGTATGTACCTGGTCCTTTATGTTCATTACATAATTTATTTCTTCTAGTAGCACAATTACCATATGCAAAACTACAACCTAAATTATACAACTTTGACATTATATTTCTCTTCAAATTTTCTGGCGTCCCAACGGTCATTTACCATTGGCATACCTTTGATGTTTAATGATGTATTCAATAACATTGGACAACCTGTTTTATCTTTCCAAGTTTTTAGTAAGTTATAAAAACCCTCGTTATCTTCTTTTGTAACTGTTTGTACTCTACTTGTGCCGTCTGCATGTATGATAGCAGGAAACTCTTTTGGATATTTACATTTACCAACAAACTGCATATATGGACTAGTTTCTTGTGGCATATCAAAATAGTCGTGTACATCTTCTAATAAAATAGCAGGTGCAAAAGGTCTAAACTTTTGTCTTTTCTTTATTTCATTGACCATATCTTTTACTTCAGGTCCTCTAGGGTCGGCCAATAAACTTCTATTACCTAATGCTCTTGGTCCAAACTCTGCTCTACCATTGGCAACACCTACCATTTTATTTGTTTCTAATTCTTTTATAATACTATCTACAGGATATTCACCTCTAATATTATAACCTAAAAATGGACCTTTCCAATTTAATCTTTGTTTTGTTACAGCAGGTATACAACCTAATGATGACCCACTATCACCTGGATTTGGCATAATCCATATGTTTCTTTTTATATTACTATTTGCGACACAATTTAAGGCACAACCACCACTTAATACTAAATTAACTTTCTTACAATGTTTTTTTACAATTCTTTGTAATTCATCTTCATATACTTTTTGTACAGAGGCAGCTAAATCATAATCTTTTGCCCACTCTATATAATAACCTATACCTTTATGATTGTTTCTTTTTAATAAAAAACTTTTCATATGTTCAGTAAAATTAGGTTTACCATAGGCAGCCATACCCATTGTAATATACTCTTCTTCGTTTGGTTTTAAACCTATTCTTTTTGTAACAGCAGAATATAATAAACCTAATGATAAAGGATATTGTTGACGACCAATCATCTTTTCATTATCCCATATGGTCATAGTTTCCATTTCTCCGATGGCGTCTATTGTTAATGTCATTGCGTCTTTAAAAGGTGCTGTATAATATCCACCTGCCATATGTGAATGATGATGTTTAACATATTCATCAATCTTTATACCAAACTGTTTTAGATATACACTAGGTAATTCTCTATAATCAAATGCATATCTATATTGACTAGCTCTAAATTGTCGCCACTTTTTCAACCATGGTTTTTCATAATAGACAACTAAATCAAAAGGACCATAACTCATAGCCTCATCAACTATTTGTTGATTAAGATATTGGTCATTTTTTATTTTAGAATATCTTTCTGCATGAGCAGCCCATAATATATCTTGACCGTCAACAACGGCCATGGCTGCGTCATGGTTTAGACAATTTATACCTAGTATTCTCATTTGTAAATAAAAGGATCCTCATCTTTGGCTCTAAACTTTTGCCACTTTGTTTTAATCCAATTAATGAATTTTTTTACCATTTATTTTCTCCGTTTAAATGTGACCAAGCTTTGCCTACTTGCATTTCTTCTACGGTAAACTGAGCACACATTAATGATTTTACCCAATCATTTCTTTCACCTGTATATAATGGGTCTTTTATTTGGTCTAGTTCGTTTAAACCTAAACTTACAGGATATGCTGGCGAGTGTTCACTACAATAACTAGGGACACCAGCCATAACTGCATGTACGGCACACATTGAATGGAAAGATACCATAGCATAACAATCTTTTAAATCATCACTCAATGGTGTTTCTTTTCTTTCAGGCGACCAATCTAAATCATCTTTGAATTTTTGTCTAACAACTATATCTTTTCTAGTATGTTGTTTTATCTTTTTTACAATGTCTTTTTCCCACTCTATCCTATCAATGCCATACCAACGAGCAGTATGATAACTTGGTGGTATTACTAATATATGTTTACCCTCATATTGCCAAGGTTTAGGAGTTAATTCATCTTTACACTTTTGAGGTAATCTATCCCATAATATTTCCCACCTTTTAGTAACTCTGACATTTTTTTCTATGTAATTTTTTTGAGTATTGTTTTTACAGATACGATACCATGTATCGCCTGTGTCTGATTGTTTATAATCGTTACTAAAGAAATATGGTTGGTCAAAGTAATACCAATCTCTATTATCTCTTACGCAAACATCATGTACTGCTTTTGTGCCTCTAATTAGACCTTGAAATATTGCTATATGATTTTCAGGTATTTCACCGTCCCAATCAGGCCAAATGAAATCTGAAAATCTTTCAGCACCCTTGCCTGGTTCTTTATTTCGTTCTACAGATTTAAAAACTTTAGGATTTAATCTTGCTGAAAATGCATTTAGAAATGGTCCCGAAGCTCTTTTAGTATCAAATTGATAAGTTATCATAACCAACCTTTTGTATATAATAGCTGTCAACAATATCTGATATTGGGTTACCTACTTTTTCAGTATCAAATATTTTTTTCAAGTCAATGTTAGTTTCTTTCACAAACGCCTCGTACATTTTGTCTTTATCTGCATTACCTTTTCCTGTAGCACCTTTTTTAACAACACTTGGTACAACTGTTTGATAAGGTAAATTTTTTTCTTGTAATCTGTATTTGAGAATACCACAATTTTCAGCAATCTGAAATAAACCTTGACCTTTTGAACCGAAAGAATAACCCTCAATGAAAATTTGTGGAGATATGAGTGGTGAAATAATATCCAATGCAAAGTCAGATATGTATTTAAATCTTTCAATAGGGTCAGTCCATTCTTTGTGTTCATATCCAATTATATCCTCACTCATTTGACCTATATATTTTTTCTTATTAGTCAAATAATAAAACATCAAGCCTGCGTCACCATCAATATTAATACAAATAGCCGGACTTGTTAAACTATAATCAATCCCAATTATCGTCTTCGTTACTATCATTTACCCACTCCACTTCGTCATGTTCATTTTCAACCTCATATCCACAGAAAGGACAAGTTAGAGGTTCTAATTCTTGTTCTTCATTATCCCACGCTACGGTATATTTAGTCTCACAATTGGAACAGGTTTTTGTCGCTTTATTATTCATTATAGTTTAAATGTTTTAAATTGGTCTTTCTTAACATCTTGTTTAATACCACCTATTACATAAGATTCAATTTCTGTTTCTTGTGGTGCGTTTTGTGTACCCTTTGAATTCAACCAATGGTCTACCCACGGTAAAGGATTTGTTTTTTGCTCGTATTTTGGTTCTAATCCAATACCTTTCATTCTTCGGTTTGCCATGTATTCTACAAACTGGTGTAATAATTTTTCTGATAAACCTATCATACTTCCTTGTGAAAATAAATGTGTCGCCCACCTTTTTTCCTCTGCTAATGCGTCATCATACATTTTATAAACTTCTTTTTCACATTCTTTTCTAATCTTTAACATGTCTTTGTCATCATTACGGTCATGCCAATTATTGATAACAGTTTGTGACATTGCAAGGTGTTGACTTTCATCTCTTGCAATAAAAGATATAATCTTAGCACTACCCTCTAATAATTTTAATTCACCAAATGCAAATGAACAAGCAAATGATACATAGAAACGCAAGCCTTCTAATATATTTACCGTACACATAGCTAGATACATTTTCTTTTTAAGTTCGTATAGGTCAACTTTACTCTTATCTAAATGCCATTTGTAACCTAAATCAATTAATTCATCATAGGTTTGTGTAACTGATTTACTTCTTTTTGCAATCTTTTCATCTTCAATAATAGTATCAAATACCTCATTAGGATTTGGGTATAAGTTTTTGATGATGTATGTATAACTTCTACTATGAATTGTTTCCATGAAATCCCATGTTACAATACAACCCTCTAATTCTGGATTAGATACAAACGGTAAAAATGCCAAACATGGACCTCTACCTTGAACACTATCTAACATAGTTTGATACTTCAAGTTAGAAGTAAAAATAAACTTTTGTTGAGGAGATAGTTCTTGATAGTCGTTTCTATCTTTCTGCAAAGAAACTTCCTCTGGTCTCCAAAAATAACCTAATTGTTGTTGGTTTAATTTATCAAATATAGGATATTTCATATCACTATATTGTTGTACTTGTAAGTCCTCACCAAAAAACATAGGTTGTTTTGTGAAGTCTAGTCCTTTTTCTTTACTGAATACGCTTTTTGCCATTACTCTTTACTTTCCTTTAATTCATAAAAAAATTTATCGTCATCACCCGCTGTCCATTTTTGTTCACATTCTACACTATACTCTTTAGTGGACACATTGAAGTCTGGAAACTTCAACTCGCTAGGAGTATAACTCTTATCATAGAATATTACTCTATTGTTAGGTTGAGCGGCAAAATAGCCGTTCTCTAACTTTAAAATATTAAATGACTTATGTTGTGATGGTACTTCACTATAAGTCACATTTCTTTCTAAATTCGTACTATTCGCATTATCAATTGTAAACATATACCAACCTTTATACCATTTTTTACTTGGCGACAAATACTTACATTGGTTGCCTGATAACATCTGCTTTTCGCATACTGCAATGTCATAACTAAAACAATCCCATAACTGAAGTTCAGTTAACGGAACATCCTCCTTTACATCTTTTTTCCATACAAATGCACTAATAGGTAACTTGTCATACAAAGCACCATACTCTGGTATGTAAGTCTCAAAGTATAATGCTCTACCTTGAATAGACTTAGCTGTTACCCATACGCCTTCAACTAATTCGCCATGACCTTTTTGTAAGTCATACAAATATTCTTTTTTAACATAAACATCAACATGTGGAACATTGACACACAAATATGCCATAAATCCTCCTTATATTGTACAACTATCGCAATCTTCTTCAGCTTGCAAAGTTGCTGGTTCTGTTTCTTTTACATCATCTTGCCA